AGACTAGAAAGAAACCGTCTTTGTTTCCCATGTGCTTATTATAGTGCATCAAGCAATGGATTCCACTCAACCTGTGCCACCTTTTCAACTGGTTGATATTCCTTCACTCTTTTCTGAATTAGATTACCATAGTCTTCATGCAATTCACATCCAATGTAATCTCTTCCTAATGACTTGGCGACCATAGCAGTAGTGCCTGACCCTATGAAGGGATCAAGTACAATATCCCCTTTCTCACTACCTGCCTTGATACATGGTTCAATCAGGTCGGGTGGATACACAGCAAAATGTGCATCTCTGTATGGTTTATTGGTTACACTCCATACTGATCTCTTATTCTTTGTAGGATAACTCTTGGTCAATCCTGAATGAGGTTGTAATCCTGTTCCTTTATTGTGATACTTACCTTTAGTCCTATCTCTGGTTCCCCAGTCCTTTGCTGGTTCCTTGATTGCTTCATTATCATAGAAGTATTTCTTATTCTTACTGAATAGAAAAATATACTCATGTGATTTAGTACATCTATCCTTCACACTTTCGGGCATTGGATTAGGTTTGTGCCATATAATATCCTGTCTCAAATACCATCCATCTGCTCTCATAGCAAATGCAAACATCCAAGGGATACCAATTAAATCTTTTTCTTTGAGTCCTTTGAGTCTATTTCCTCTACGAGGACACACATCTGGTAGGTCTTGTTTAGTATTTGAGACTGTTTGTTTAACCAATCCTTGTCCTCTACCTGGCCTGTAATTATAGTAACTATCCCCAACATTAACCCAACAAGTTCCATCATCTGTAAGCACATTGCGAACCTCTCTGAATACTTTAACTAACTCATCAATAAACTCTTCTGGAGTTTGTTCCTGTCCTATCTGTGATTCTTCACCACCATAGTCTCTTAGACCGTAGTAAGGTGGAGATGTAACACACATCCTTGCCTTCTCATCAAATTGTTTGAGTGTATCTCTACAATCACCGAATAGAATAGTGTCTCTCATGTAAGGGCATCTAGTAATGGATTAGACAGTTCTTTAATAGACTGTTGTGCAATAGATATTGCATCAGGATTTACATCAGTTGTGATGCAATTCATATTAAGGTTGGATGCTGCAATAGCAGTCGTACCTGATCCACAGAAGGGATCTAACACCCATCCACCAACAGGACAAGATGATTTAATAATCCTCTCAAGGAGTTTTATAGGTTTCTGAGTAGGATATTTCCTCTTATTCTTCTCACTCCTTGAAATGAAGTACACATCATCCCAGAAGTTTTGTATTGGAACACCCTTAGACTCATGTGAATAGATCTTCTTATAGATCATATTCTTACCAAAGTGTAAGAGGTTTTGTTCATCCAATGCAGTCAGTTTATCAACTGATACTCTAAATCCATACTCAGGATTGTATCCCTTGTACTCATATCTCTTACATGGTCTACTCTTTTCACCTGTAACCTTTGCTAGTGCATAGAATCCAACTTCATCTTTGTTCTTAAAACTATTCTCTGCATACTTAGGATCTAATGGTACATATTGTACATCAAAGTATGGTTTACCTTTCTGTAATACCATGATGCTGTCAACAATATTACCCCAACCGTTCTTAATATTATTCTTGGGACCAGATCTCTTCCATGATATATTTGTATAGAATGAATCTCTAATCTTACTGTCTAACTTAGAAAGAACAAGAGCATTACCTATGAAATTATTATGTAAGTATATCCAACCATTATCATTGAGTCTATCGTATGCTAGTGTAATAATATTAGCATACCACTCAATATAATCATCAAAAGAATCCCAATGGTCAGAAAAACTCTTCTCCTGACCATCTTCCTCTAACATAGAAAAATCCCTTTGTAAACCAAAGGGGGGATCCATATAGACCAGATCAAACGTCTGGTCTATTTCACTCATTTTCTCTGCTGGTTGATTAAGTATTTCAATCGTCATTTAATGGACGTTCAATAAACTCATCACCGACTGACCACTCACCATCAACTTGACCAATAGCAACTGTCTTAATCTTAGCAAAGAACTCTTTCTTTGTCAAAAGAGGGAATTGAATACCATGGAATATCTTAACAGATTGCATGTGCTTTGTGTAAGTTTCATACATCTTATCAAAATATCCTTCATGGTTACCAACAATCTTATCTGCATCATCCTTACCAGAGTATGTGATAAAGAGAGGAGTTCTGTTACTATGCAGAGTTGTAACCATCTGATTGTAACCTTTGGGACCATCAGCAGCATAATTATCGGTTTTAACTATAAAACCATAGTAACCAGAGTTTAATACTCCTATACCATAATTACCACCACTTGATGCACATAGAGATTTAATGGTCTCATTATCAAGTGGACGTATCTTTGCACCAGCAAGTTTAGTTGGGTGAAGAATCTTATTCACCATTTCTGTTATCTTACCAGAGGCAAATACCTGATCGTGCTTGCACTCTTGCATCCATAATTTGATGCTATCTTCATCAACTGGAGTTCCTGGTTCAAAAATGTACCCACAAGTCCTAATCTTCTTAAGTGCAGCATGAATCACACTTGCCATAGTGGTTTTCTTAGTGATAAGATGCTCATTATTAACAGATAACCCAAAATCACCTGCTGCTGCCCACTCGTGTGCGTCACCATAATTTCCAGTATAAACATACACATCAACTGTCCATTTCTGTTGATTTATGTTTTTAAGTGCTGAGATTAGGTGGTGTTGGTCAATGACCTCATATTTACCAGGAAATTTCTTACTCTCTTTAACACAAGGGAGTTCTCCATCCTCTTCATACCCTGCTGTTTGGAGATTTATTTGTATGTCCTTAACGTGGTTAGGATCAATTCCATCCGCACGAGGATCATTTGGACTAAAGATCAGATCATCAACATCAACATCAATAGTATGTTTAAATCCATAATACTTTGTACCTGGACGGTGACGACCTCTAGCATATGTGCTTACTTTAGGGGCACATTCCCTTACGAATACACGTTTTGTCATTTGTTCCTAATTGTGAACTATAATAATAGTAACATACTTGTCAAGAGTTGTCAACCCCCTTAATAGGGGATTGTATTGCATGTGATATGCTCTTTAACTAACTTATGTACTGCATCTTGCTGTAACTTAATTACAACCTGTGAGTTTCTGTTAGACTTAGATAGACCAAGAAATGCTGTTATTCCATTGTTGGAAGTTATTCTTAATCTGATACCATAGTCATACGTCACACCATCTTTAATAAAGATAACTTTGCGTGATGACTTTGCATTACCAGATGATACCAATGCAATAGAATCACATTCTTTAGCAAGTTTAGTTGCTGGATGATCTTCAGGATCGAATTGATAAAGAACATTGTTCTCTTTATCATTTACGAAAACATAATCAATACCATGAGAGATGGAATCAACAATAAGATCACAAATTTGATCTTGACTTAGAGAATCAAAAGCATCACTACAAAGAGATGCAAACTGTTCTCTAACTTTATCAACTGCATATTGACGGGAGTAAGTATCTTCTTTACGAAGAATCTTTATCATATCTTTGAACCCATCAAAATGAGTACCAAAGAGAGAATTGTAACGACTGGTGTTTAACCAATCAAAAGAACCAGAAGATAATCTCTTCTTATCCTTTGCAGACAGTTTGAGTGAACCAGCAACAGCATCTTCCTTGTGCTTAGTTCCTCCAACTGTTATTACTTCATCAGGGAAGTAATTGATGCTATTCAGTATATTAGCAGTTTTGCCTTCATTAGCAATTCCACTATAGTGAACTGAACCATCTGTTTTAAATGCCATGAGTTTGAAATCCTCGTGATAGTTTAGATTGAGTTGGTGACGTTCCACCAACATGTACATAATATAACACCCCTCAACTGGAAAGTCAAGGGGTGCTTGTGTAGGTTATTAAACTGTCTTAGTCGTCATACACTCTGCACTCTAATGAGTCAGGATGATTATCACAATACACTTCTAAATGCTTGTCCTCATGCCTAGTATGCCAATCATTGATCTTACCTTCATTCTTATTCACTTCATCTTCTGAGTGAGCATGGAAGGCATCATTGTGCATCTCTAAATCTGCTTCAGTATATTCAATCATACCATGATTGATATGCTCCTTATGATCCTTGGGATCAAGATAAACCTCATGGTCTAAATCGTGCTTTGGAGTTTCAGTTGTCATAATCCACCCTACTTTGTTGTTGAGTAATCTCAAATTATTTATTTTTAAGAGGTTGTTTGAAGTTCTCTAAGTGATTCCTTCCTAACAAACTCTCGATTCATATTATAATACAATTTATGGTTTTGTGTAGTAACATAGTGTCCTTTTATGTCGCCATCCTCACAATGCCATCCATAATTTATTACTCTCTCCTCATAACCATCTATTCTCATTTTCTTACTACCATCTAAGTAGGAATGGTATGTTTCGTCTAAGTTAATCATGGTAGTTTAAGAAGTATGTGTTGGTATTATAACATTGGTTATATATTTTATCTATAAACTTTATACTGTCTTCATACTCTCATAATATATCTTAATCTTTTTCTTGATATTCCTCAACAGCATCAATCAAAGTTGAGACTTCACATAAACAGTCTATCTTCATCATCATATCAGAAATATGCTTACTGATATAAGGTTTCTCACTCCTTGCTGCGAAAGCTAATGCTTCTCTTAGATTATCTTGTGCTTCATTTAAAGCAGTTTCTACTTGTTCTGATAATGCCATTAGACTTCATCCTCACAATGCTTTTCAATAATCTCTCTAATTACGTCACTAAAACCATCACGCAATTCATATTCAATGTCACTCTTATCTTTCTTCAATCTGGTTATAGTGATTGGTGGGAGTGTAAGAGTAGCAGTTATATCCCATAGTCCAAGTTCTTTATTCTTGGTAGTGTTAATTTCTAGCATTTGTTTGTCCATGATTAATTTTCATCCTCGTTATTATGTAGTTCAGGTGAATCTAATTTGAATCTATTATCGATAGGAGTATAGTCAAATCCATACTTCTTCAATGCTTCTTCAAAGTCTTTACCTGATAGTTTACCATCCCAATAGTCACTCTCAGTATAATTATCAATAACTTCAATATCCTTATTGGTATTAAGTCTTAATAAAGCTAAGAGTCTTACACTATCATTATAACATGCTCTATAGTATCTCATGTTATCTTTAACAGTATCGACTATGACTTCATGTATCTCCTGTGGTGTGTACTCACCTGCCATAACTTCTCTTAGTGATTCCTGTAGATTCTGTATGGAATAACTGTAGTCAGATTTTTCTGTCATTCTTGTCATATTGAACTGCTTGTTGCATAATAACTTGTATCTCCTTAGATGTCAAGTTGTTTAAGAATTTCCAGTTAGGATCTTTCTTATCCCATTCTAATGTGAAAGAACCATCACTATTCTGATTGACTTTTAAACTTTCGTTCTGCATCCTTCTCCTCTTGTTTAATTCTTTTCTTTACCATCTTAGCATACTTTATCTCATCTTTGGTGTATAATTCTGGATGTTTCTTTGCTCTCTTAATAATAGTTTTTGCTGCTTTCTTATCATTCATGTGATATAGTTAGATTAATAGAATATCTTGTAATAGGTATTTATACACCATCATGCCAATATCTAAAGCTAGAATACGTCCATTGATCTGCATAATAATCCCCATCATATCTTGGTTTAGACTCTAATTCAAAATAACTTTCTAATTTACTTTGTTCTAAAAGTTCTTTAAACTGAGAGTCAGGTTTAAATGGAAGACTTTTAGCATACTTCCAAAAAGGAGTATCATACTTAGAACCAAATTGATAGTGCCACAGTATAAAAGTTTCTAACTGCTTTACAAGTCTTTTAATATTATAATTGGATTCTATCTTAGTTCTATTACCCTGCATATAATCCCATACAAATCTACAGACTGATTGATAGAACCTAGTAGAAGTTGCTTCTAATGGTTCTAAGAATGAATATCTATTACCATTCAGAATAGTTCTCTCTCCAACAAATATATCTTTAGCAACATAATTATCAAATGATATTTTATCAATATTTGTAGTTAGGTTACTGTAATCAGTTTCAGGAAGATTAAATCTTTCTATAAAATCATCTCTTGCTGCTTGTGTTGATGTTATGGTGTCATTGTACAGATAACCATAAGATACACTATCAGAGTTAGGTATAACAAATGTCCACCCATTAGGAGTAGCAACAGTTCTAGTCAGATCTAACCCAACATCCTTACCATCCTTCCTATAAAGTAAGCAAGAGTTTAAAGGATTGATAAGTGGTTCATAATCATCCTTATTCCTATTGTGTCTACCTCTACAATCAAATATGAAATCAGCATCTATTTCCTTTTCAGGATCATTTATAGTTCCCTCTACTACCTCAAATAAACCAGACTTTAATATACTATCTG